CCATTTATTTCTTTAGAACCAAATGGTTGGTCTTGTGAATATAATTCATCAGTAGAAATTTCATATAAATAAAATTGTTGTAAGTTTCCCGCAACTCTTTTAAAAAATTTATATTCTACTCTACTATTTATAAAACTATAACCTAAATTTCTTAAATGTTGTCCAATGTTTAATTTTAAAACACCTGCTTCTTCTTCATAAGAATCATTTAAAAGTTCTGATATAGAAATTGTAGTATTGTTTATAAGTTCATTTGTATTCAGATTATATACGAATAGTTGCACGAAATCTATTACACTACTTGGAACTGGTGTGGTTGCTAATGAGTAATAATTTTTTCTTTGAGTTTTAGTTAATCCGTATGTAGCCATATTTAAAAGAATGTAAATTTAGTGTTAATTTTGTCTATGAATTTGTCTTTAAAAAATCTTTGTTTTAGTTCCAGTGTTACCAGTTCATACAACTCTTCATCTGCTTTTCCAAATGCTAATGGGTCTTCAAAAGATAATATAACTCCATTTTTATCTCTTGTAATAGTTTCTGCAAATTTAGGATTTTTTAAATAGTTAGTTCTATTTTGTAGTATTTCTAATCTTTTTCTTTCTAATTCTCTCTGACGATACTGACCATAGTAAGGTGAACTTTCTACTGCTGCGTCTGTTGATTTATACGGCATCTTTTTACCTCACCACTCTAAATTCATAGTCGTCATCATAATAATTTATTTGTTCATCAGTAGTTCCACTACCACTAACTACTTTAATACAAAAACGATAATTTCTTTCTGCTTGTAATCCATTCATCATTAAGTTAAAATAATTACCTGATGAATCACTACTAATTTTTGAACCTGTTCCAAATGGTATAATCACTTCCTCGGTATCAGCATCTCTAACTGAATAAAAGGCTGATGCACTTGGTAAAACTTTTACATCTAATTCTGCTGGTGTTGTTGCAAAAGTGGTAGTTGGATATAGTTCCCTACCAGCCACTCTAAGTTTGACAACTGAATCTTCTTTGTATTCTTCTTTAAGATTTTTAAAATATATCTTTAATCTTTCTAAATCTGTTGAACTTAATTTTGTTAACGCTGAAGAACCTGTATCCCAACTTGAATCATCCCACATAACCTCTAACTTAGGTGGATAGATTGTGTGTGTTTCTGTTGAAAAGAATTTTAAGTTTCCAAGTCTTGTTGAATCACTTTCGTCATTTGTTGAATCACTACCTGAGTTAAATTTAAATGTTCTATCTGTTGGTGTAATTGATTGCCTTTTCAATATAAAACCTCTGTTAGGATAAACTGACGATGAGTATATGTGATTACTAACTAAGTCTGTAACATCAAGTCTAACATCTCGTGTTGCCTTGGTAAGTGTCGCTGATGAACTAACTTCAAATTCACTACTTTGACTACCTGTAAACCAAGAACCACCATCAGTCAATACTGAACCCGTAACCCAAGGTGTAGTTTCATCTTGATTTCTATATTGATAACTTACTCCATTAGTTGTAACTGGGTCGTCATCAAGTTTACCATCTCCTTCAGTCCACTCACTACCACTAACCATATATGCAAATAAGTTTTGAGTTCTTGACAATTCCTCTGAGCTAGCATCATATAAATTTAAATAATATTTTGCTGTTGATGGAATCTTACCACTTTGAACTGATGCTGATATATCAGTATAGTCAAATTGTATTAATACTCTTGATACATTTTGTACACTTCCATTTTGTGCAACCGACTTGTTTATTTCAAGTATTTCATCTGCTCCTGTATTTCTTGATGAAGTTGTTCCACCAGAATATATGGTTGCGTCTTTATCTCCGAATATAAAATAATGCATTAGATATCTCCCACTACTTTACCTAATATGTCTTGATTAGGATATTTGACTTCAAAGATACTTGGGTCTAATGATGGATATACAACTCCTTTTTTCGTTGCTTGTTCAACATCATAAACATTACCACTATATCCGGAAGTAATTGTTGCTTTGTTTTCAATTAAAATTAATTCTTTGTTAGGATTATTGTCGGTTGGTGGAACTACACTTGCTACACCTTCAACTAATGATATTTGATATGCTACATCACTCAATACGATTGGTTGATTAATTTGCCATTTCGATGTATCAAAATGATTTTTAACTGCTTGAACACAATTAAACAATACTTCACTTTTGTTATATCCTCTTTGTGTGATAATTGCAAACTTAACACCAATATTAATTATGTATGCGTTTTTTAAATTAATGGCATCAGTTAATATTCTGTATTGTGATAAGTATAATTTTAAATTTTGTTTTACTGCTTCATTTAAAGTTGTTAGTTTTTTATTTTCATCATACCCGAGTAAAAACATATTCATAGCAAATGGATTTGGTATTGTGGTGATTTCACCACTATCACTTGTTTCATATTGTTCATCTTGAACGATAAATGCTTTTGCTATGTTTCCATACTTTTGTGGTAATGAATAAACTCTTGTTATGTAGTCTTGTCTTGTTACTGCACGATTCTGTGTATTTAAATATGCTAATGCGTTTTGTTTAATTTCTGTTAGTGTTTCTTTTGATGCTCCACCTGTGGCAGGTAATGGATTATTAAAAGATAAACTTTGTTCTGCGTCCGAAACCTTAGTAGAAATTAAGTTTCCACTATCAATAGAAAAGTTAATATTCTTTGCCTGTGTAATAGAGTTTGCTCTTACATTGTGTTCAACTTCTCCACCATATCTGTACTTAATCGTAAGAGTTGTATTTGCTGGTGCTAAACCATAAGTTTTTGTTTTCATAAAATTACTTGGGTCAAATGACTCATCTAATTTTGAAACTCCAAATCCTAATGCTGAACCAACATTGTCTGGATTTGGAATAATAACTTCATCTGGATTATCACTAACACCTGCTCCAAATCTTAATTCAGTTGTATCATCATCATTAACTCTTGTTACAAATCTTCTTGATGTCTTTAATAATCTCAACATATATGGTGTATCATTTTGATATTGAGTAAGTTGTGGGTCATTCAACTCAGTATTTTCCAAAGTATCAAATACTGTATCTTGTGCTAAAAAAGGGACTTCATACCAATTATCACCATCAGAGTCTATACAAGAAATTATCTCAGATACTCCCTCTTTACCTAAAGTAATCTTATCAAATTTTTTACCTGTGGTGAATGGTATTTCCTCTTCAATAGTAGTCCCAGATTTTGCTATTACTTTTTTCTTTAATAAATAAAAATTTGGGTCAGTCCCTGATGATGGTTGTAAGACCTCTATTTCCATTGGGTCTAAAGAACTCGAAACTCTAAAGTCAACTTGGTCCAATAGGGTGAAGTCAACCCCAGTCTCTGATGTAATTATTCCGTCTCTTTGTAAAACACCTGCGTAATCTAAATCTGGAATAAAAGTTGCTCCACCATCATTTGTTTTTGATGGAACTTGTTGTGTTACTTCTATTTCTACCGTAGAAGGAACTGCTGTCTTTGGTTTATAACCATAAGATTGTGCAATATTATAAACATTTTTCTTTTCTTCTGCGTAATTTAGTAGAGTTTCTTTATATTGATTATCTACATAGTAGTTTAAAACATCACCTACATAAGATGCCATTTCAACAAACATCATACCTGGTGATGATTCATTGAAGTCATTGTATTGACCTGGGAAATAAGTTTTTGCAAACTCAATTAAGTTTTGTCTAACTGATGAAAAGTCTCTACCAATATAACTTACATCTTTCTTTACTACTTTTTTATTTGTGTTGTAATCAACCGCCATTTTATTCTCCTACTTCAAAAGTAAATGTAATTGTATCTAAAGATTCTGGTTCAAGTGTTGTTGAATATTCTAATGAAGTTAAAACTTTATTGGAATCTACATTATCTTGAACCACAACTAAATCGTTTACATTAACATAAGGTAACCAAGTAGATAAAGATTCTCTAATATCGTTTTCTACATTTTCCAAACTTATTGGTGTTATTTGTTCAAACAATAAACTTTTTAAATTAGAGCCAAAGTTTGGTTGAAACACTCTTTCACCTTTTTCTGTTAGTAATAAATTTCTAATATTAGATTTTACCTGTTCCCTAATAGTTTTTGTTTTATAAAAAAACCCTTCTGGACTATGGTCTAATGGAAATCTTATACCAACATAAATGTCGTCATCTCTATCTATTTCTCTAACATTTGACATTATGGTCTATATCCTGAATCACCTTTTTTCTTTTTATTTATTGCTTTCATCAAACCAGAATAATCACGAGTTAATGCGTTTTGAACATCTTCTGGAACTGAGTCAACTGAAACACCTGCTTTTTTAATTGTATCAACTGCTGCCATTTCTCTCGCTCTTTCTTTATTCTGTCCTCTACCTAAATCACCATATCCCAAGACATCCGCCATATTATCACTACCTAACACCCCACCTCCTAATGTAGGATATTCATCTTCCATTGGTGCTCCTAATGGTTTAGTGTTGTTCAATACTTCGTTCAACGCTTGATTTGATGTGTATTGCTTTTTTGGTTTTTGTTTGACTTTTGGTTTAGGTTTAGAAATCGTTTCTGCTAGTTTGATTTCTTTTTTGTCATTAATAAATATCTCGGTCATCTGTTTTTTAACTTCTTTACGGACAACTAATTCGATTATTTTTATTAATTCATCTTTTTTCATTTCTACTCCTATTCGGTATTTACTTTCTTACTTAAAATATTATTTACTTGTTGTTTTATACTATTTACTTCTGCCGTAAGTCCTGTTGTTGCGGTTGGATTAGCTGCAGCATATGAACTAACTATATTTGACAATGATGTTAAAATACTATCAAGTATTGTTTTTAATTCATTACCCAATACTACTGGTTGTGTATTTTCTCCACCTAAATTTATTTCCTTTGTATAAACATTAAACTTTTCTCTGCCGTGTAAAACAATATTGTCTGATTGTAAAGTCATTTGTGGTTCATCAAAACTTTCCACATTTTTATCATCAAATTTAAACTTAACATTTTCTTTTGTTGTTAAATATATAGAGTTTATATCAGTATCTAAACTCTCTTGATAAGTAAAATTTATATCTGGTCCAATATCATTAATACCAGAAGTTATTTTTATATTTGGTGAATCTACATATTCTTTTGTTGTATTACTATCAATCCAATCTTTTACTTGATTACTACCGAGACGAATTGAGTTTCCAAATCTACCTTGTATAATCGTATCACCCTCACGACTTTCTAATTTTTTAGAACCATTTATACTTGGTGTAAAATATTTACCAAGACTTGTCGGTAGACCAATAGTGTAATTACTAATACCAGAAAACGAATTTGCTATTGGTGAATTATTTAAATTTAACTTTGACATATAAAAATGTTTTCCACCAAATTCAGTTCCTAAAACTAACTCACCTCGTAAAGGAAGTTGTAAAATATTTTGGTCGAGTGGTAATAGTACTGTTTCATCAGTTCCACCCTGGTCAGCAATAACATATCTACCAATTATGGCACTTAAGTCTTTATTATTAGCCTCATCTACTATTACTTCTAAAACCTCAACTGGTTCAAAATGTAGCATTAATTTTCCTTACTTATAGAACTTTCTATTTCGTCTCTTTTGATTTGTAACTCCTGAACATCTGATTCTATTGCGTTCATCAGTTGTTCTTTTTCTGCTTCTGATAAACCGAACTCATCTCCACTATCTGATACTCGTTTTTCAGCTGCTGTAATTCTTTGAACGATTGTTGCTAACTTAACAAGTTGTTCGTCGTTCTTTACATTGATTTCTAAGTATTCTTTTAACATAGGAATAATCTGAACGGCTGTATCTCCGTCCTTAATAAATCCAACCACCTCTTTCATCAATACTTCTAATTGTGTTTTATTGGTTTTGGAATTATCATAAATGTCTTTGAATACATCTGATAGGGTTTTTCCCTCGAATATTTCGTAATCTTTTGCCATAGTTTTTACCTAACAATAAATATACGATATTGAAAAAATAGGGATATATATTTATATATCAAATAATTTTTTTGTTTTTGACTTATAGTTATTATACGAAGTCGGTTTTAACACCGATTTTTGTTCATTTAAAGGGGGAAACTAAAATGAAAGACACAATCAAAATGATTATGGATGCAGTAGGTGGAATTAAAGACTTACTACTTCACATAATCGGCTTAGGTGTTCTCGTACAATTAGTATTTGTAGGGGGATTCTTAGGAATTGACATTGTT